ACGCCAACTCGCCCCCGTGTGTCTTCAAAAAGAACGGGAATGGAAAACCGGAGCAGTGGTTCGACCACCCCCAGAACGAGCTGTTTGAATGTGACGGTGTCGGCAGCGGAGTGCTGCTCGTACAGACGTCTGTACTCAAAAAGATGCCAGAACCGTGGTTTTTCTTCGACAAGGGGGAACACAGCATGGATGTGAATTTCTGCAAAGCAGCTCAAGAGGCTGGAATTTCCATCTGGTGTGACTCCAGGCTTCCGGTTCACCAGCTGGGAGAGAATCTGATTGTGGTGTAACGATGCCCACTCGCCAACAAGAGAACTTCAGGCAAATGATCGATCATGTGCTGGGGGACTTTCCTCACTACCCCGAGCAGTTGGTGGAGCGGTCCATCAATGATCATGTGCAAAAACTCGTCGCCAAGCGCCCTTGGAGCGGCCTGACCCAGTATGGATTGCTCGCCGTTCCGGACGAGTTCAAGACCGGAACCGTCACCAACACTCTCGGCAGCAACGTCGTGACCGGGGTCGGGACCGGCTGGCCCGTGGACGATAAGACCGACACGACCGTCGATGTCGCCACGACCGAGGCTGGAATCATTGATATGAAGCCAGTCTCCATGGCCGACATCGAGGAAGGTATTTACCTGTTGATCGATGGGGGTGGCGCAGCGGAAGAAGCGGTTTTCGTTCTCCAGGTCAACACCAACACCGGCACGTTTCAGGCCGATTTTGCCAACGTGCACGCTTCGGCCGAAACGATTACACGGTCCTCTTTGACGAACTTGCAGTTTCGCACCGATTTCAACTCCCCCTTCGTCACGGTGACGGCTGTTACTTCGTCCACTCGACTCTTGCTGTCAAAGGCTTGGGCCAATGGCAGTTCCTCGGGCAAGTCGTACACCATCGCCCTGGTTTTCGTTTCTTTCGGCCGAGATCTGAAGTGGCTCTATACCTGCGTCAATCTGACCAGACGATTCCAACTCATCGTCAATTACACCAAGCAGGTCCTGGACTTCTCGGATCCGCAGCGCGCGGCCACGCAATCCACGTTCATGGCTGTCTTTCACGAGACCGACCCGGGGGGATCTCCGTTGTTCGAGCTCTATCCGCGCCCACTGACGGATAAAGCCTTCCCCTTCTTTTACATCAAGGTCGCCTCTCGCATGTTGCAAGACAATGAGTTTCTACCGAACGGGATCCGGTCTGACGTGGTTGTGAAGCGTGTCGAAGCCGATGCCTTCCGCTGGGCGCAGCACAAGAAAGTCGCGGGAGGCATTTATTACGATCCTGGCATTGCTAGGGACCTGGTTGGCGAGGCCATGATAGAGACCGAGGAGATGGCGATGGACGACGACAATACCCACATCATGCGCATGATGTGGGATTACCGTAACTGGCCCATGCGCTTGGGTTCAGAATTCTGGCAGAGCCATGACGCAGATAGCTTTTACGGGAACATCTAGGAGAGTGAATTGGGAATTTCAGGAGAGCAAGTCATCGATACGGTCCTGGAAAGGTTGGAAGAGAGCCTTCTCACTCCCGTGTTTTGGTCTCGTTCGGAGATCCTGGGCTACTGCAACGAAGGGCTGTTCGAGCTAAACAACATCTCTGGGAAGCTCCACACTGAAGATAGCGTGGTGGTTTCAGTCGATAACTTCTACAACACCCCTGACGAGACAGTGACCGTCATGCACGCTTCGATCAATGGGAAGTCGCTCGTGCGCACGAGTCTTGAGGCTCTGGATCGACGAGACAGCAAATGGGAGAGCACGACTGGATTACCGAAACGATGGGTCCCGATTGGAGTCAATCTGTTCGCTATTCATCCCCGGCCGGCCAGCGGAACCGAATCGGTAGAGTTCAGCGTCCTGAAAGTACCGACACTCATCACCGATGATGCCACCGCGGTCGATCTGGATGATGAGTTTATCGACGTCATTGAAGATTACGGGTTCCACATTGCCAGGTTCAAGGAAGGTGGACCGGAATTCGCCAATTCGATGTCGGCGCTCGAGGACTTCGCCAAGAGAGTTGGGGACCTGGCAACCAAGGTCCTTACCCAGCAACCGCAGATACACGCTGCAGAGCCCAATGTGGACACCGGGCCAAGCGATACAACGATCGACAGGGCATAGAAATGGCACTGAATACGATCAATAACAGGACCGTGGCCGCAGCTGGAACGCCCGTGGCGCTGTCCGCTACGTCGATCCTGTGCAACTGGATCCTGATTCAGGTTCTTGCGGGTAACGGCGGAAAGATCTACGTGGGTGATCTCACCGTTCTCAATACAGGCCTGAGTGGGATCACGCTGGAAGCGCCGTTTTTGGCCTCAAACTTGCCCTTTCAGACCATGGAAACAAGTTCGCTGACGGCTCTATTTGATCTCAATCTGATCTTTATCGATGCGGATAGCAGCACCGATGGCGTGAACATCGTCTACGCTCAAATCGTCGCGGCTAGTCCCCCAACAGGACTGTCAACCAAAACCGTTGGAGATCTCATTGATCAAATCATCCTTATGACTCTAGAGGATTCAACCTTCTCCTCGGGGTTTTGGTCGGAGTCTGAGGTGATTGATTACATCAACATCGTTGAGAGGAACTTCTTTCAACGGACAGGGTCGGTCAAGGCCCAGGCCGATATTATCGGCACCGCCGGGGAACGCCTCTTCAACGAGCCGACCGATTCGATGGAGCTCGACCGGATTACGTTCGACGACATTCCTCTCTGGAGGACGAACCGCTGGCAGCTGGACGCAGGAAATCGGGATTGGAAAAACCTGACAGGCCGACCTCGACAGTTCCACCAGGACCTCCTGGCCACCAAAAAGTTTGAACTTGATCGGGAGATTGTCACGGCGGGCACCATTGGGACGACCTATACGAAACTCCCTGTTGTGAGGACCGCCCTGACCGACACCCTGAACATTCCTGACGCCTTTTGTCTCTACCTCCTCTATGGAGTCCTTTACAAGATGCTCAACAAACAGGGAGAGGGTCAGGATCTGGCGCGCGCGGGCTATTGCAAGATGCGCTACGACGCGGGGATTGCCATTGTGAAACAAATGATGCTGGCGCGTGGTGCGTTGGCGGAAAGTCTCTTTACCGCAGCATAAGGGAGGATCTATGCCAGAACAGAAGAAATCAAAAAGTCCAGGACCGCACGGCATGAAGCAAAGTTATTCGAGCCATGTGACGACCATGCCTCTGATTAAGAAGAAGAAATTCAAAAGGTTCGAGAGGATGGAACACAAGGAGCTGAAAAGTTTCTCAAAAAAGCCTCTCAAGGAAAGAAGCTCAAGCTCAGAAGGAAGAACACCCAAGGCCAGGAAGCTGACGAGTTTGATGAGGAAAGGCTATCGGAAGGGTTACCGAGTCAAATCCACCAGGGGCGGCAGTCGACGATAGGAGGGGACTATGCCTGAAAAGAAGAAGTCTGGAATGACCAAGATTTACCCCAAAATGACAAAGATCCATCCCAAGCCGAAGACCATGCAAATAGTGAGGAAGCCGCCTTTCAAAAAGGAAGAAAAGGTCGATAAGAACAAAATGGGATGGGTACAGGACAGAGAAAAGCTGCGACAGACTCGTCGCGTCCCAGCTGGGGGAGGGCCAACAAGGCTCCTGCCGATTCCTGGGACGCCAGCCATGACACGGAACATCAAACGCTCTCAGATGCTGAAAAAGCGAATCAAAGAACGAAAGATAGCTGAACGGCTTCGGAAGCGGAATGCGAGCCGGGGTGGCAGTCGCCGCTAGGGAGGAACCCATGTCTCATCAATCTCTAGAAATGAAGCGCAAGAAGTCGAAGAAGCCGCGCAAAGAGGGGATTGTCGAAAGTGTCAGGACCCTGATCGTAGTCCCCATTAAACGCAACATTAAAAGGGGTTACCTAGACATCTTCAAGCATCCATTGGGGTCGAAAGATCCTAGAGTAGCGAAGAAAAAAACAAACCGCGAATCCACCAAGAGGAAAACCAGCCGCCAGTCGAGTAGGGGCGGCGGACGCTAGGAGGAACCATGCACAACCACCACAAAAACAACGAAAGAGATGATGCTTCTCACTATCCGGACACCAGTCAGGAGAAGTTCGACAACGGTACTGGAATCATGACCACGGCAAAGCCGCTCTCCCTATACAAGATAACTCCGAGCGGCATCCCTCCGGATCCTGCGCCGAAGATCCCTTGGACCAAGAGCCGATTTGAATGGGACTCCAGCAACCCTGGCAAGGGGGGCGAGAAGTAGATGCCACTCAGGCTCCTGTCGAACGTCACTTTGGCTGCCAGTCCGGTTGCGAAGGCATTGACCGCAGCTTCGACGCCTACGTTTTGGGTGTTGATCCAGGTCTTGAAAGACAATGCCGGGAAAATCTACGTGGGAGACAGCGGGATCACAGCCGATGGACTATCAGGGTCAACGCTTCAGATCCCGGTCACCGGTGCGCAACTTCCGTTTATCGGGCTACCGGCGCCGGGGAATGATTCGATCAATCTGAATGAAATCTTTATCCATGGTGACGTCGGCCTGGACGGTGTCAACGTGCAGTATTTCGAGGAATAAATGGGCGCTGGCGTAGCTGGAATTGCATTAACAGGTGGTTCGACCGATGAAAGCGCGGCGTTCCCTGGCTTGAAAACGGTGCAGGCCCTGGCCATCACCGATGCCACGAACATGATCGTGTTCGATTCGGACGATGTCAATACGGGTACGATCACCATGGCCGCCCTCACCGCGCCCAGGGTCTACACCTTTCCCGATGCCAGCGTGACCATCACAGCCGGGACCGGGGTGGTCAACACTGGAACGCCCCTCGATAACCAACTGGCCGTCTGGACGAGCGCAACTGCCATTGAGGGGGATCCCAACTTCACCTGGGATGGAAGCACCCTTTTGATGGTAGGTGCTTTGAACATCGGAAGCGGAGCTCTGACTGCCGGAGTTGCGACGATTACAAGCCTCAATCTGACGGCTGCCACCAATCAGATCGTCCTGGACTCCGATGGGGCTAATACGGGAACGATCACGATGGTCGGGCTCACCGGGAATCGCGTCTATACCTTCCCGGATGAAAACGTCACCATCACGGCCGGTACGTTGCCCACCCTCAGTGGAACACCGGTCGACAACCAGGTGGCTATCTGGACCAGCGCCACAAATCTTGAAGGCGATGCCAATTTCACCTTTGACGGTACGAACCTGGCGATTGGAACCTCGGGCTATATCGGGTGGACGGACACCCAGATCCATCGGGATGCGGCCAACACTTTTGCCTTTTACAATGGCACCAACAGCCAGCAGCTCAACATCTACGACACGCGCACGGACGCCAGCAACTTCGAGCGGCTTGAAATTTCGTCTGACGGCAGCACCTGGTCGATCAATAGCGCCAGTTTGGGAAGTGGGTCCGACCAAGATCTCCTTTTGGAAATTGGGGGAGTCAACCTCCTTGGCATCACGACTACGGAAGTTATTCCGTACGTCACCACTCGGCCGAACACCACGAACGCTCAAGACCTTGGACTGATTGGGACGAACTGGAGAACGGGTTACTTTGGCACTTCCATCCAAGCCGGGATCGCCCTCACTTCTCCCGCCGATGTGGTGATCCTCGACGCTCCTGATCTCGGTGGCGCGGGACAGCAAGATTCTCATTCGCTCCTGTGGACCGGACTGGCCTTCGATTCCGTTCC